ATGTGCCGGGAAAATTGCCGGGAAAATTGCATGCCGATCATCGTTCAGATACCGAAAACTGGCGTCGAGTGGACGGCGTTGTCAGTGGCCTTTGCCATCTTCGTTTTCCTCTGGAACGTCGCCGCCCAAAGGCGCGCACGGCGCGCAGCTGGACGTGTGCTCGCTGCTGTTGTCGAGCTCGAGCTTCAAATCGTCAGTCGGGTTGCAGAGAGTGTTAGCGACTATGTGGCGACAAAGTCCTATGTATCTAGCGGATCAATTTTAGGTCCCCGTAACGACGCATTCTTGGAGGGAAGGCGTGATGCGCTCGACCTGCCAATGATGCGCAGAGACGCCTCACAACTCTCGCAGCTTCCTCATCAGCTGACGCAAGCGCTCGCAGACTGCTTAAGCCACATGACCAGCCTCAAGTCAGCCATCGATGTGATGGTGCTCTCAGACGGATCGTTGGGCTTCGATTCAGGCAATCGACCTTCTCCCGCCGTAACTGCTAAGCAGATGCTGAAGGCATGTGCTGACCTACACGATTCAGCTCGACTGGCAAAAGAGTGGGCAACGGCGGTACGCACCGGCGAGGCTGGAACAATCAGGGATCACCTGAACCGGCTCGATCAATGGTGGTGGGAAAATCGCCCAAGTTGGCTTTAGGGCGATTGCCTACGAGCTACCTGCGTCTGGGGGGCTGAACCACTGGTACGTCATGTGTGTACCTGTTGGTCATCTGCTGCGTCGCATGACCGGCGGCCTCCTGCTTGTCGGCGCGGGTACCGGCGGTGTCGGTGATTCCCCGATGCTTCAGTCCATGCAAGCTGAATCGCAGTTCAGCTGTGATGACCCCATCCTTGATGGCGAGCGCGATCATTCGTTGCCAAGCACTGTCGAGCGCTGACTTGCTCAAGGGGGTGCCCGATTGATTCACCAGAAGCCGGCGCTGTCCCGGTTTCATATGCAGAGGGCGCCCATGGGCGTTCATCGTTCGTTGCCGATAGGCCGCCAACCAGGCCCAGGCGTGGCGCAGGTCATCGTTCCAGGCAGTAACCGTGTCACGAGAGCCTTTGCGCCGGCTGCTCCGTATGCCCTCAGCCTCCGCGTGCGCATCAGTTAGGTCTGTGACCTCAACACCGCGCAGGCGCACGTTGTAGGCGAGCAACATCACCGCGTGGAGATAGGGCGGCACACTGCCGCGTGTATGCGCCTTGAGGCTGCCGCGTTCGAGCGCAAAGGCCAGCACGGTGGCGAATACATCAGATTCGGGCATGTTGTGCTCACCGCGCTCCTTCGCCTGGCGGACCCCCTTGGCAGGATTGTGCTCGCATAGGCCCATACGAATGCCCCAGCCGAAGGTGCGACGCAGGTAGCGCAAGACATGGTTGGCTTTGCTCGGGCGCGGTTCGATTGCGGGCTGCAGTTTGGTTGCTGGCCGACCTCCCGCGAGTGTTTCGACCAAGCGCTGCATCGCCGGCACGTTGATGCGCGCAATCTGCATCTTGCCGAGCAGCGAGCCATCCTTGAGCACATACGCAGTCGCTGTCTCGGCGCACCAGCGGTAATCCCGCTGTGTGTCCCTCGACAGCTCTGCAAATTCAGTGGACGCCTCGAAGCGTTCCGCGAGGTAAGCCAATGTGCCCCTGACCTCATTGCCCGCTGCGGCTTCAGCAATGCTGTGGAGCTCAGAAAGCCGGATATCAGCATGGGCGACCGTCCGCTTTCGCGGACGGCCTCCTTCTGGATGAGCTTCTAAGAGATACCAGCGGTTGTCTTCCCAATAGATACCCTTGGGAAGGGCTGCTTGGTCAATATGCGCTGGAATAGCCGGGTTGAACTTCCGTTTTCTACCGCGTCCCATCAGATCAGCTCCATTGTGTTTGTCGTTTCTCCCTGGGCGGTATGCAGGCCAAGCGCGGCGTTAAGCGCGTCCACGGTTGTCCAAATGCCGCCGCGACCGTCGTATCTGTAGCGAATGCCCTGATCGCGTGCCCATCGCATGACTGTCGATGCACGGGGAGCAGGGCCGGCCGGCGCGCAGAGGCGACGCAGATCCTCGAACGTGATCACCGGACTGCTCACGCGCCTCTCCCCTCGATCCACTCCCGCCTGTGTCTCCATTGCTCGCGCATTTCCACGACGAGCAAGTCAGCAGCGGCGTAGCCGCGCTGAGCGGCAATGCGAAGCCTCAGCTCTTGCACCTTGGCTGCATCCGTGTAGCCCTGCCGCAGCCAGTGACGTGCCTCGCAAGCCCTGCGGAATCCTTCCACATTTGCGCCATCGATCATCGCTGACGCGTGCCGGTGAAGCGCAGGCCCAGCTGCACGACGTTCTGCGCGCAGGGACGTGGCTGACGAGGGGTGCGGATGCGATGCGCACGCCGCCATTCGGTCATGGCCAACTCGAAGCTGGGGTGCTTTTGTGTGCGCCCACACACACACTCGATGAAGTGCCCACCGCCTGCCTCGGGGCGGCGGGCATCGAGCATATGGCGAGCCAAGTGCCCGTTCGTGCAGGGTGGCAAAGGACTATCGTGGTTGACCTGACGTTGCGTCATAGCCCCTCCTGGCCCAACGCGCGCTCGGCATCCCGCAGATGCTGCGCGGTGTCGGAGTCGATCCGGTCCAACGCCTGGGCGATGGTGTAGCCCATTTCGGCCAGCCAGTCGTGGCGATTCAGCACCAGAGCGGCTGTGAGCGACTCCCCGGTGGACAAGGGGCCAGGCTCTCCCAAACGCGCTGCGGCGCGCGCAATCTCGATTGTGCGCTGCAGGTTCATGGCTGCGTCCTCCACGCGTCGCCGAGCTGGGCACGTGCTTCCTCGACACGCATGAGGCGCAAGCCCCAGCGTACCGACCAGGTGCGGGCCTGCTGCTCGTTGCAGGTCAGGATCAGCTGCCCGGAAGACTCCAGGCGATCAGCGCGGAACGCGAACAACAGATCGTCCAGCTCGATGAACTCCTGCAGGCCGAGCTTTTGACACAGAGCCTCGGCGTTGAGCGATTTGCAGCTGCCCTGCGGACCGAGAAGAATGACCGACTCAGCCATGAGCAGCCTCCCGCCGCACAGCCATGCGGGTGCGGCGACGAAGGCGCTGCGGTACCTGTCCGACGGCCAGGCCGGTTTGTGTCAGGCGCGGACGGCGCGTCGTCCACAACTTGTAGACCAGCGCGCCACCGGCCGCCGGCGCCAGGACCACCACAAGCGCGAGCAACTCAACCATGCGCCACCTCCCGCGCGGCTTGCGCGACCGCAGCTGCAGCAGCTGCAGTCGGCCTGCGCGGCAGCATGTTGGCCAGGTCAAAAGGGAAATCTAGGCCGTCCATGAACTCGGCCAACTCAGTGCTGATGCGGTCTTCCACCGTCGTCCACAGGCGAGGCCCGTCGATGAGTTTCCAGCCGGTGCCGGTGCCACGCCGCCGCTCCCACGTTTGGCGAGCCTCGCGTAGCGGTCCCATGTTCAGGGTTGCGGTGACTACGACCGCACCATGCGTGACGTGCATGGTGATGGTCGCTGAGCAGTCGCCCATGCTGCGGTCGTAGGCGGCGACGGCCGGCGTGGTAGCCTCCGGGCCGGGTCCGGTGCTCAAAGCCAACGGACGTGCTGCCGTGGCTGGACGTGTTCCAGTGTGCTGTTGCATATCGACTCTCCTGAGTTGCGTTGGTGGAGGGCCTTGGGGCGGTGTTACAGCACCGCCCGCCGGCCCGCTGGTGCGGGGTTAGATCAGGTCGGCGCCGGATGGCGGAATGCTGGGGTCAGGCTCACGCAGACGCTGCGCGCTGCTGAGGACATCAAGCAGTTCGTGGCGGATGTACTCGGCCACTGCCGCCGGTCCGTCGTGATTGATGCCAGCCTCGATCGCGATATCGTTGGTCAGCGCTGCGAGCAATGTGGTCGCGTGGTAGGCGAGCCAAAGGCGGGACTGATCCTCTTCACTGATCGAGAAGTCAGCATCCTCGGGCAGCTGCGTGTTCGGGTGAGCGGCGTCCATCACGCCACCTCCAATGCAGGCATGCGCTCGATAACCCATTCCTGCAGCGCGGCGGCCTCGGCCTCCGGCATGACCACGTGCAACGAGCCAATGACCAAGCCGGTGCCGTCATCAACAAGAAACAACGCGCTCGGCTCGTCGATCGCGCTGCAGGCGAACATCACCGGTGGGCGATCATGCAGACCGTCGGCGTAGAGCTCGGCCAGCACGTCGGTCGCCCGGATCTGCAGGAGCAGGTAGACGCCGGGAGCCACGCGCAGCGCTTTGTGCAGGTCGCGGCGGCTCACTGGCGCACCTCGGCCAGGTCGGCATTGGTGCTGGAAATGGCGGCCTCGACATCGGCCAGCGTCAGCGCCTCGGGCGCTTTGCCCATGGCCTGCAGCTTCGCCTGCAGGCCGAGCCAGGCGGTGTGGTTCCAATCGAGGGTGTCGGCGATCAGGCCGAAGTAATGGGCGATCTGACGCGCGGCATTGGCCGGCGCTTCTTGAGCGTCGTAGGTCATGGTGCAGGCTCCGTTGTAGTTGGAGTCCGCCACGACGCTGTCAAACGAGGTGGCGGACGGTGCGCGGTTGACAGACCGGTCAACGGAACCGGCAGGCCCGAAGGCCTCCGCACACCGCCCGCCATAGAACTGGCCGGCAAACGCCCGCGACTGCACAGCGAGCGAAAAAAAAGCGCCGTGCATCGGTCGATGGGCGCTGGTGCGCCGTTGATTCAGGCTGTCAAACCCGGTCGCCGATTGTGCGGCGACGGAGTAATGGTTGCTCCGCTCCTGGGCAGATGTCAACGAAAATTTCCTGAAATTTCCAACATGAGGAAACGCGGTCATTTGGAGAACACCCAGCACTTCACGGTGGTGCCGACGCCGGTCAGATCGTCCTTGAGGACGGCGCTGTTGACGGCTACGTTCGCGCCGATGAACTTGTGCCGGCGCGAGTCACCGAGCAGCGCACGCAGCACCTTGAGGTCGGGCACGGACTGACTGAACTGCGCAGCCCGTGCCGCGAAGTGATTGAGGTTGATCGCGATGCGCTGTGCGTCGCGGCTATGGTTGACGACGGCTTTACCGTGGCCGGTAGCTTCGAGGTACTCGTAGACCTCCCAGAACTCGTTGACCATCGCGTGGTCGGCGCTGATCGCCTTCTGCCGTTCCAGAGCCATGTCCAACAACGCGAGCCGCGTCTGCTCGACCATGTCGTCAGGGATGGTGATGACCAGGCGCAGGCAGTCGAACAGCGCCAGCATCTGCGCGTGGTTCTTGATGACGCGTTCAAGGCGCAGATCCTGCTGCGCGCGCAGCTTGGCCTCGAAGACCTTCACTCGCTCGGCGAACAGATCGAGGATGGCGCGCTCCTGACGAATGGCACGCACGAGGAAGTGGCTGACTTCTTCGACCTGCAGCGCGTTGAGGTTGTCGGCCGCGATGCGGCTTTCGGTGGTGACCTGCGGGCGTTTGAAGTGCAGCTTCACGATGCGCGTGAGGATCGCTTCGCTGGCGTCCACTGCAGCGTTCTGGGTGATGACGATCGTGCCGCGAAACGGCGGCTCGTAGGTCTCGTTGCCGCCATTGCGCACACCGCGTGTTGCCAGCGTGCCGCCACCAAAGAAGTCCTTCAGCTCATCCCACTCGAACGTCTTGGAATGCGTCTTGTCTGGCTCGCTGCGATCGGCTTCGAGCAGGACGACGGGCATGCCGGACACCTGGCCCATGGCGCGCGCACGGCCGGCCTTGGACGACTTGGCCGGGTCGAAGCCCTCGTAGTCTGAGCGGCCTAGCAGCTTCCACAGGAACGTGAGCAGCGTGGTCTTGCCGGCGCCGGCCTCACCGGTGGCCTCAAGGAACGGAAAGCTCTTGTGCCCGGCGCGGATCTGCTCGGCGAACAACGAGCCGAACCAGAACGTCATGGCGACCATGCCGTGCGTGCCGAAGCACTGCCACAGCCACGGCAGCCAATCCACACGGAACGCCTCGGCGTCGCGCTGGATCTCCAGTCGGATGGACTTCTGCGTGGTCTTCAAGCGCAGCTTGTCGAACTCGAAGTAGTCCTCTTCGTTGGCCGTCACCAGTTCGCCGTCGCGCACGGCCATATCGCCGAGCAGGTAGGCGCGGTGTTCCTTGCTGTAGCCCACGAAGTCGATGGCGTCGACCGTCTTGATGGCCTCGGTCTGCTCTTCGATCAGGCGGTCCAGCTGGTGGCCGGTGCCGGTGAACATGGCGCCGGCGGCCAGGGAGATCAGGCGCTTCTTGAATTCGGAGGCGCTAGCGACGTGACCACCTGTAAAGGTGCCCTTTACGCTGGGGCCGTCGTGCGGGAAATCGACGCGGAAGTAGTACCAGCTTTCGTCGGTGACCTCTTGGCGCTGGAAATACAGGGCTTCCGGGTAGCAGTTGGCGATCTTCTGCACGGAGCACGCGGCGCGCTTGATCTTTTTCAGATCCTCGGCCGCAACCTCGTCGCCGTCGTCCGCATCGATGTCGCCCAGCTTTTCCTTGCGCAGCTTGTCGAAGCGCTGCGTATCGAAGTCGAACCAGTACAGGCGAGAGCGGTAGTCCAGCCAGAAGTCGTTGCGGCCGTCGTGTTCGAACATCAGCAGGCCTTTGTCCACAGCCGAGCGAGCCACAAGCAGGTCGCCCTGGTAGCGGGCTTCGTTGACGTCGTTGTCCCATTGCTTGGGATCATCGGACGCGATAGCGCGCAGATGCAGGTCGTTCCAGTCGGTCTTCTTGCCGTCGCGCTGGACGATCTGCGCGGCCCGCGAGTCGAAGCCCAGCGCCGCTGCGCGCTTGATGTGCTTGTGCGTGTACGCACGGGCACCCGGCTCGTTGTCTAGCGCCCACACGAGCGTCGGAAGGTCGGCCATGCGTGCCCTTGCCAGCTCGCGTAGCGACTCTTCCGGAAAAGCGTTGGAGGACATGGCCGCCACTGCGCACATGCCGTGCTGTAGGAGTGCGATCGCATCAAAGATGCCCTCGACGATCCATACCTCGCGCACCGTCTGCATGGCTTTGAGCGCGGCAGGCGGAGCCCACCAGACGCCCGCATAGCTCTGGCCTGGCGCAAAGCGCGCTTTCTGCTTGCCGAAGCGGTGAGGCCGATCGATTAGGCGTTCCCACCAGCCGCCCTTGACCAGCGGGAAACGTACCGTCGCGGTGCCGGCGCTGATCTTGCGATCGTAATGGCTGTCCTGGGCGTAGAGACCTTTCAGCGGAGCCAGGTCAAAGCCACGGGAGAACTGCAGGTAGGCATCGGCCGCAGCATTGGGAGCCGCCGCCGTTGGCTGGAAGCGCTTGGACCAGTCGTCGAACAGGTCGTCGTACAGATCCTTGACGTGCAGCTCGCGCCCACACTTGGATTGGCGGCCGCACTTCACTACCCAAGGTTTGAGATGGTTGGTGTACAGCTCCTTCTTGCTGCATGACGGGCATTTGCCACCGCGCATGTACTCGGTACCGCTCCGGTGCTTGAGTCCGTAATCCCGTTCCAGCCGGGACAGCACCTGTTGCCGCAGATCCTCTTGCATGACCTTCCTTAGACGCCGAGCTGGCGCCGAGGCGCGTGCGGAGATGTGGCGGCTTCGATCACGACGTAAGCACCGCCGGCGCGGCGGTGTTCGTCAACGGCGGCAGCGAGCAGGCGTGCCTCTTCGTGCTTGGCGTGCGGCGCGACGCGCTGCGGCACATTGCTGGCCGCATCCACGAATCGCGGCTCCTGTGCGGTGAACCAGCTGTTGGCATGCCTCACGAACCGACCTCGGTGTTTGTGTGTTGGAAATCGAATAAAGCGGTGGCGGCATCGGTCAGCACGACCAGGCGATCGTCGAAGGCGTCAGAGGTGGCAAGCCCATCACGCATGAGCGCGGCAACCACAACCGCGCCGAAGCGCTGATCTGTGTCAGGTGCGGCAGTGCGGCCGATGTAGCCGTGCTCGGTCTTCACCAGGCCGCCGTGGATGCGCGCAACTTCCAGGCAAAGCTTCGCCGTGGGCGGCAGTGCCGCCCAATCAATGGTCTTTCGCATTCGGGTTACCTCAGAGGTGAGGGAAGAACGGCTCGCCGCCCATGGGGATCAAGTCCAACTGGCGATCGCCCAGCGACTCGCGGTAGGCCTGCAACGCTTGGGCGCGCTGATAGGCAGGTGTTGGTGGAAGCTCGCTATGTGCGGTGGGTACGCCGCTGGGGCTGGCAATTCCCGTCAACTCCGAATGGCCCGTGTAGGTCGCGCCACACATGGGGTTTTCACAGACATATGAGTCGTGCCGCAGGAACTTATGTGCAAGGACGCTGGTGCGTTTGATGAG